TACACGTTCAAGAAACTACTGAGCAGACTAAAGACTTGGTAAACATTGAGCAAGGTGCTATGCAGGTGACCGATGAAGCCCTCTATATGGGCTTTAATGGGTCAAATGTAATAGTGTATCCTCAGACTGGTACTCGTAATCTAGGATGGGCGAGATATGATGACACTCAATATGATTCAGACTCTAAGCTAACATTGACCGCAGGTACTCTTACCATTATGCCCAACAACGCTGGTAGTGTAGTAAGAAGCGACTCAAGCATATCATTCTATAACGGGACTACAAATAAGGTTCTTGGCATAAACGAGAATGATGCGTATATGATGACTGTAACATTTAAGGCGTCTGCTTCGAATGCTGCTCAGACATATTTGAAACTTGAGTTAGATAATGTGAACGGAACTACTTATTCGAGATTGTCTCAAGACTTTACATTCCCAAGAGGAAACGATGTTGAGCATAACTTTCACGCAGCATTCCAATACTATGTTGATGAGAATTTTGTAGACAATGGCTCTATTTGGAGAATCACATCAATAGGTCACAACTCTCAGATTTGGGATGTTATTTACTTCATTCAAAGAACACAAAATGCGATCTAAGACTAATAAAACACCAAGTCGCACCTCTCCACAGAATAGTAGGAGAGGGTGCTTATGCAAAAACGGTACTTACTCAACTAAGTGCTGTGATGGGTCTTTGCAGGCTCAAGGAATAGGAAGTGTAACTAAAATAATCGAATAATGAAAAAGAAGAAAGAATTGAAACCAGAGGCTATCTCAAAGCCTCTTGTTGAAAAGGTGGAATCTAAAGAAGAGAAGAAGCCTAATGGTGTACGAGTTATGGTACGTCAGAACGGGTAAAAATAGAACAACGTAGAATTAATCTAATTATCCTTAGAGATTTAGAAAGTTTAACCTAATAAATCATATGAAAGCAAGTGAAATTTTAGACAAGTTCAAGAGCATCATTCTTTCTGCTGATGGAGAAGTCGTCATGACTGAGTCATCTAAAGAAGTAGAATTAGCTGTTGAGCAAGAAGCTGCTCCCGAAGTAATTGCTGAGGAAGTAGAATTGGCAGAAATGCCTATGGAAGATGAAGCTTCTCCTGAAGATGTTATCGAAGATACCGCTGAAGGTGAAGACAAATATGCTACCAAAGAAGAGTTAGCTAAAGCATTAGCCGAAATGAAGGCAATGTATGAGGCTGTTATCGCTGAAATGGGAAGCAAGAAAGAAGAGATGGAAGTTCCTCAAGAGCTTTCAGCTGATGTGAAAGAAGTTGAGGTTGAATTGTCCGTTGCAGAAGAAGTTGCACCAATCACTCACACTCCAGAGGCTGAAGTTGCTAAAGGTCCTTTGAATCTTTACGCACAAAGAGGTCCTAAGACCACTGTTGATTCTGTATTTAACAAACTATTTAAATAATATAAAAAATGGCTACTACTACTTCAATTACTACTACCTATGCTGGTGAGTTTGCAGGCAAATATATCGCCGCTGCTCTCTTGTCTGCTGCTACCATCGAAAACGGTGGTATCACTGTAAAACCTAATGTAAAGTACAAAGAGGTTATGAAAAAAGTTGGTCTTGACGGTATCGTTAAGAATGCAACTTGTGATTTCGATCCTACTTCTACTTTGACATTGACTGAGCGTATTCTTCAACCAGAAGAATTCCAAGTTAACTTGCAATTGTGCAAGAAAGACTTCCGCTCTGACTGGGAAGCTGTACAAATGGGATACTCTGCATTTGACAACTTGCCTCCTTCTTTCCAAGATTTCTTGATTGCTCACGTAGCTGCTAAAGTTGCTGAGAAAACTGAGCAAACTATCTGGTCTGGAGCTAACGCTACTGCTGGTGAGTTCGATGGTCTAGTTACTTTGGCTTTGGCTGATGCTTCTGTTATCGATGTAGTTGGTACTACCGTTACTGCTGCTAACGTAGTTGCTGAGCTTGGTAAAATCGTTGATGCTGTTCCTTCTGCTCTTTACGGAAAAGAAGATCTTTACATCTACATCTCTCAAAACATCGCTCGTGCTTACGTACGTGCTCTTGGTGGGTTTGGTGCTTCTGGACTAGGCGCTAATGGTGTTAATGCTCAAGGTACTCAATGGTGGAACAACGGTTCATTGTCTTTCGACGGTGTTAAATTGTTCGTAGCTAATGGTCTTGCTGCTGACACTGCTATGGCTGCTGAGAAGTCTAACCTATTCTTCGGTACTGGCTTGTTATCTGACCACAATGAAGTACAAGTTATTGACATGGGATCGATCGACGGATCTCAGAACGTCCGAGTGGTGATGAGATTCACCAGCGGTGTTCAATACGGAATCGGATCTGATATCGTACTTTATTCTTAATACATAATTATATGCAGGGGGCTCAAAACCCCCTGCTAATAATTAACTAATTCAACTAACACTTAAAATTTATATAAATGGCTTGTGATATTAACGCTGGACGTAAAGAACCTTGCAAGGACGTTGTAGGTGGGATTACTGCTGTTTACTTTGTAAATTATGGTGAGTATGGAACTGCTGAAGTAGATGGCACATCTGATATGATCGATGACTTCTCTGACGCTGCTTTCACCGCTTACAAATACGAAGTAAAAGGTAACTCTAACTTGACTCAAAACATTAACTCTTCTAGAGAGAATGGTACAACTTTCTTCGAGCAAGTATTGTCTCTAACTCTACACAAATTGAGTCCTGCTGACAACAAACAATTGAAATTAATGTCTTACGGAAGACCTCACATCTTTGTTGAAGACTACAACGGAAACGTATTTGTAGTTGGAGCTGAGCATGGTGCTGAAGTAAGTGGAGGTACTATCGTTACTGGTTCTGCAATGGGTGATCTTTCTGGTTACACTTTGACTTTGACTGGTATGGAGAAAATGCCTGCTAACTTTATCGACTTTACTGCTCCTTCTTCTAAAGGAGCTACTGAGTGGACTGTTGGTGGAGCTACTATCACCATCACTGCTGGTACTAACTCATAAGTACTCGTTCATTTCTTTTGGTTATACATTGGGAAAGCCCTCAGCAATAGCTGGGGGTTTTTCTTTTAAAACAAAACACGCTGTAAATGATTATCTTAATATGATAGTCTTACAACCAATCACTACAGAACAAACGATTACCATAGTCCCTAGACAATACGTAGAGGCTAGTAATCTACAGCTGGTAATTACTCAAGACGGAACTAAGAAGACTCAAACACTTACTAACCTGACTTCAGTAATTGTCGGCAATTACATAGAGGTAGATATTACCTCTAACATACTCAACGAGGGTAATTTATACTACGTAGAGCTCACACAAGGCTCTACGCTGTTATTTAGAGATAAGATATACTGCACATCTCAAACAGACAAAGATGTGGCACATACGCTAAACACTGACAAATACGAAGAGTATCAATCTTCGCCTAGTGGTCAGAAATATATTATGAGATAATGGAAGAAAACAAGAATAACGTAAGATTCGTTGCTATGTCTTCTTATGCAGCTCCAGAATTCAAAGAGGTGTATAACAAAGATTGGGTTCTTTATCAAGACGAGAACGGAGATGACTATTTCCAGAGCTTAATTGAGAGATACCTAGACAGCCCTACAAATGCGTGCTGTATTAACGGTATTTCTGAGATGATCTACGGAAGAGGTCTTGAGGCCACTGATAGTGAGCTTAAGCCTGAGATGTACGCCAAGATGAAGTTGTTATTTAAACCTAGTTGCCTTAGAAAGGTCACTAACGATTACAAGCTACTTGGCCAAGCTGCTATGCAAGTTGTTTACAACAAGACTAAGACAGCAATTACTCAGGTGTTACACTTCCCAATGGAAACATTAAGAGCTGAGAAAGCCAAAGATGGCAAAATCAAAGCTTACTACTATCACCCTAACTGGTCCAATTTAAAGCCTTCTGACGAGCCTAAACGCATACCTTCATTTGGTAACGGAAGCAAATCTGAGGTTATTGAAGTTTATGTAGTGAAGCCTTACAGAGCAGGCTTCTACTACTATGCTCCTGCTGATTATCAAAGCTGTGTACAATATTGTGATTTAGAAAGAGAAGTTTCTAACTACCATATTAGCAATATTCAGAATGGAATTCAGCCATCTCTTTTTATTAACTTCAACAACGGTGTGCCTGATGAAGAGGCACAGCAGTTGATTGAAAACAAGGTTAATGATAAGTTTGGCGGTACTTCTAACGCTGGTAGAGCTATTATAGCTTTCAACGAAGATCCTGAAAGAAAAGCCACTATAGAGGCTATACACTTGCCTGATGCTCATGCTCAATATCAGTTCTATGCTGATGAGTCTAGAGAGAAGATTATGTTGGGTCATAGAATCGTGTCTCCGATCCTTTTGGGGATCAAAGACAACACTGGCTTTGGTAACAACGCAGAAGAGCTAAGAACAGCTTCTGTTATTATGGACAATATGGTTATCAGACCATTCCAAAACATCTTAACTGAGGCAATTGCCGAGATATTAGCGTTTAACGATATTTATCTAGATCTATACTTCGTTACACTACAGCCTATCGAGTTTACCGAGCTTGACAATATTGCTACTCAAGTAAGAAGAGAAGAGGAGACTGGTGAGAAGTTGTCTGAGCAGAAGTTGGGATGGATAGAGCAGATCAAGGCTATATTTAAAAAACAAGAGAGAGAATGAAGGCATTATTCATAACAACAGACGAGCTAAGAGCAAAGTCAATTATTGGCGGTAACGTAGACGCTGACAAGT